TCACTGAGATAGAAATAGTAAACATTTATCAAGAAGTAAAATGGTACTTTCCAAAATTAAAGTTTGGACATATACTAACAGTGCCATTGGAAGAAACAAAAAACAGTAAGTGTGTTTTCTTTGTTAAAGAAACAAATAAAATACCTGATGTGTTAAACACGGAGGACCTATGGTAGAAATAATAGGATATATTTTGGTTGCAGTTAATTTAAGTCCACAAGGAGATGTTGGCGGTACTGCAATTAATTGGTATAAAGAAAATTTAGCATGTTACCAAGATGCAGTAAAACTAGAACAAGAAGCAAATCCGGGTGTTGGGTTTGTATGTTTAGAGGATTTTGTAAAAAAAGGAATATAAATGAAGGCTGGCAAGATATGGGGAATAACAGAAGTAATACATGCAAATCATGTACTAGAGTTTCATCGAATTAATTTTAGAGCTGGTTTTAAGTGTAGCGAACACAAACATGAGTATAAATGGAATGGCTTTTTTGTAGAGTCGGGTAAAATGCTAGTTCGTGTTTGGCAAGAGGATCAAGGCTTAGTTGATGAAACCGTACTAGAAGCAGGTGACTTTACACAAGTAAAGCCGGGCAAAGTACATCAATTTGAAGGACTAGAAGATGGTGTAGCATTTGAATTGTATTGGGCTGAATTTAATCATGATGATATAGTTCGTCGTACTGTAGGAACAAAAGTATGAGTGGTCAAAGACGCTGGTTAAAATTATGGAGTAGAACTGTTGGTATGCCTGTTGGTCTTAATGACAAAGACAAGCCGGAGTTTTTGCCTATTCCACAAGATGATGTTTTCAAAGCATTATTTTTTAGAACCTTCTGGATTGTCTTGCATATTTTAACATGTGGCTTTATAATAGTTGGTAACGGAAGGGTACTTGGGTTTTGGTAGATAAACTAAGCATTAAAGAAGAAATGCGGGCTATTGACCAACGTGATAGAGGTTGGTGGGATAGCTTGACTGAAGAAGAACAAAAGAAAGTCAGTATCTTTGTACTAATGCGTTATACCAGTGCAGTACAAACAAAGAATCCAGATATAGAATATCATTATTTGGCACTTACAAATGAGCTTGTAAACAAGCACTATAACATCTTAAGACGTGATGTTCAACTGCAACATAAGTTGTTACAGTGCGTTGGGTTGGGTACTAATCAATTTCATCCTTGGATACCACCCAGCAAACAACGTAAAGGTAAAGCTGGAAAACTAATTAAATGGTTACAAGAACTGTATCCAATATACAACGACGATGAACTAGAATTGTTAGTAGCCAACAATGACAAAAAAGACTTTGAAAACATAGCTGAAGAAATGGGTATGGATAAAAAGCAAATTAAAGAGTTATTCAAATAATGTTTTGGGGAAAAGGTGTAGCAGAATCAACCTGTGTAGACTGTCGTATAGCAATAGGTAAAGACGGAATTGAGATAGATTCAAGTCAAGGAGACCTAGTGTTAGAAGCAATAGTGCTTGGAGTTATAGTAATTGCAATAGCATTATTATATACTGCAAAGAAGATAGTTGACAGGAATTTTAAATGACAACTGCTGAACAGGTAGTATCACAACTAGGAAATATAACTGTGACAAAAGGCAAATATACTTGTGAATATTGCAAGAAGAGTTTTCAGAAAGAAAGCACACTATTAGCACACAGTTGTGAAAAGAAAAGGCGTTGGCAAGCAAAAGATAATCAAGATGTCTTGGTTGGATTTGCTAGCTATGACTTGTTTTATAGAATTGAAATGCAAAGTAAACCCAAAGAATATAAAGACTTTGTAGACAGTCAATATTATACTGCATTTGTTAAGTTTGGTGCATACTGTATTAACACTCGAGTAATTGACCAAGAGCAGTTTACACGTTGGCTTATTAAGAATAAAGCTAAACTAAAAGATTGGCCCACTGATAAAATGTATCTGTTGTTTGTACAGGATCATTGTAAACGTGAAAGTGTAGAACGTGCATTAGAAAGATTTGTAGAACATGCTAGTGCTACAGAATACTTTGAAACATTTTGGGAAAGTGCAACTGGGTATCTAATTGCAGACTGGGTTGAAATGGGTAAGATAAGTCCATGGATTATTATAAGTAGCAAACGAGCTGAATATGCCGTTGGAGGCATGACAGACGAGTGTGTAAACAGAATAGCAAATTGCATCGATGCAGATTATTGGAGTAAGAAGAGACAACTTAATCCACATGACGCAAATTTTGTACAGGAGATGATAGATGGATCTACAAACTGAACACTGGTTTCCAACAACCATATGGACCACAATATTAGATGATATTGACAATAGTAAACTAAAAAGTCTTGCTCTTGATACTATGAAAAAAGACAAAGGTGTTGTTAAGTCTAATAGAAATGGTTGGCAAAGTGATGGTATGGATCCAGGAAAACATCACGAATTTGGTAAACTCATGGACAGTATTACTCATAAGGTCAATACAGCCAGTCATCAAGTTGGAATGGGTCAGGTAAATCTTAGCAATGTTTGGATCAACGTAAATGGTAAAGGCGGATACAACCAAATGCATACACACATACGTTCAATGTTCAGTGGAGTGTATTATGTGTCAGCAAAACACGGACAAGGAGGATTTTACTTTGAACGTAATGACGGCGCAGAACATTTTATAAAAAATCCTGACGCAGATTGTTTAACTCCTTTTAATGTTTATAGTTGGGTACATCCAAGTGAAACTGGAAAATTAATAATATTTCCAAGTTGGTTAAAACATAGTGTAGAACCAAACGACATAGATGAATACCGAATAAGTATATCTTTCAATTACCAATTTCCAACAGGAACAAAAATGTTATGACAAATCTTCCAGATATTGATATAGATTTCGCAGACAGAACACAAGCACTAACCTTGTTCAAACATACGCCAGCAAAATTAAAAGAACGCAAGCATAACACAGGTGTATATTTTCACAGAGTACCAAGTAACCCTTTTACTGACATCTGTACGGTTGAACATACTGACGCTGACAATCATGGATTCTTTAAACTGGATCTATTGAATGTCAGTATATACAAAGATGTTAGAGATGACGATCATCTCAATGAATTAATGGAAAGGGAACCAATATGGGAACTTCTGGAGCACAAAGACTTCGTAGACAAAGTATTTCATCTCAGCGGACACGACAGTCTATTGAAACAATTGAAGCCTACCTCGGTAGAACAATTGGCGGCAACACTGGCAATAATCAGACCAGCAAAACGCCATCTTCAGGACAAAGGGTGGCAAACGATAATGAAAGAAGTGTGGATAAAACCACTAAACGATAACAAGGCTTATTATTTTAAGAAAGCTCATGCAGTTAGTTACGCAATGGTTGTAGTTGTACACATGAACTTACTATGTGAACAATTACATTCTGCGTACTAGTTGAATATTTCTACGCTTAACTCTTTTCTGAATTATATTATTTAGACTTATTGTTGGGCCATGTAGTACTTCAAAATCTTTGATACTAAATGTTAGCAGACAGGGTTTAAATTTTTCAAAATCATTTTTAAAAATTATGTTAATGGGAATCATTCGATTGGTCCCCCACCACCATTCTTCTCCAATTTCTAAGAATAATTTTTTGTCTTTTATATCTTTGATGTTTTCAAAATTGTACATGCTAGCTAGATTGTTGTCCATATTTTGTATTATGCCAACGTATTCATTTCCGCCATATTTTATAAGAGTTAGAAATGGAAATTCATCTAATAAGTCTTGGTATTTTTTGGGAATGTTGTTCATCATATATACTTAGTCAAATAAATAGTAGTAAGGATTAAAAAAATGTATCAAGCAACCGCATATCAATATAACCAAAGAGCTGAAGCTCTTGTACCTGAAAGAAGAGGTACAACTTATTATGGTCCAGACAATCACAAGCCATTGGTGGCTTATAGAGGTTTAAATGTAGATTTTGACCTGTTTGTTAAAAATACGGATCGTAAACCACAATCATTGCATAACAAAACGTATACTGCAACGATTCTTGATAGAACTAGTAAAGCTAGTGTACTTACTAAATCGTTAACTCCTGCTGATTATGATAAAGGTCAACTTGTACTCAAGTTAGACCAAGAAGAAACACTTCTTCTTGATGAGAAACTATATGATCTCATAATTACTTATACACTAACAAATGGTGTAGGAAGTTATGGAAGTAGCAGTGATCAAAACAATAGAGTAACTTTTGTATTAGATGTAAGAGATGGTGCAGTTGCACAACTAAGACCTAGTGAAGAAGTTACAGTTTTTACACCTGACGGAGATGATAGAGTAGGTGGCAGGATGACTGGTCCTGTGCTTAATAGTAGCAAGAGTGGGTTACATACTGTACAAGTTAATTTAACAAATTACACTGGTACATACAAATTACAAGCAACAATGAGCCTACAACCACTAGACAGTGACTATTTTGACATTACTGGACAAAGTTATACGGTTACTGCAAAAACTGGTGTCGATTATCACACATTTATAGGAATGTACACTTATGTTAGATTGGTTCATACGCCTGCTGTTGGAAATACTGGAACGCTTGACAAAGTCACCTATAGAAGTTAATATATAAACATGATAGTTTTAGACTTTATTCGCCAGCAAATGCCTGCTGGCTGGAAGCATACTCCTAGCGGATGGATCAGTGGTAACTGTCCAATGTGCAGTAAACGTGGACACAATCCAGACAAGCGTGGTAGAGGTGGTATACGTTTCGAAGATGACCATTTTCAGTACAACTGTTTTAACTGTGGATTTAAAACTGGGTGGAGTGATGGTAGACGTATAGGTGGAAAACTACAAGAGCTGTTAACAACTTTTGGAACTGATCCGGCTGATATACAACGGGTAAATTTAGAACTTCTCAGAGAACAAGAAGCTGGAGATATTGCAGGACAGTATATTGAAAAACCAAAAGAACAAAAAGTACAAATAGACTGGCCCACTGTACAACTTCCTCCCAACAGTTATCAGATTGGTGAATATCCAACAAAAGAACTAGATAAAAAACAGCTAGATAAACTTGCACTGGCTTGTGCATATATTATGAAACGTGGATTAGACTTTTGTGAAGATTGGCATTGGTCACCTCATATGCATTTTGCAAATAGGGTTATACTTCCATTTTATTATAAAAGAAAAATTGTTGGTTATACTGCAAGATGGGTTCCAGAGCACAGACCAGATGCAATGCCCAAGTATTATAATCAAATGCCTAAAAACTTTGTTTACAATTTGGACAAACAAGATAAACACAATACAGTGATTGTGACAGAAGGACAGTTTGATGCTATACAAGTAGGAGGGGTTGCACTTGCAGGTAATACTCCTAATAGTATACAATGTAAAATTATTGAAGATTTAGATAAACAAATAGTACTCTTACCAGACTTTGACAAAAGCGGTATAGATACTGTAAATGTTGCAGTTAAAAATGGATGGGCAGTTAGTTTTCCTGAATGGGAAGATGATATAAAAGACGCTAGTGATGCCGTTATTAAATATGGTAGATTGTTTACTGTTAAAACTGTATTAGAAAGTATAGAAACAAATGCAACAAAAATTAAAATACTTGCAAAAGCTAGATGCAGATAGTATAATTAAGGAGTATTATGAGCGAAGATTATAGCAACGAACTACAAAAACTATACATAGAATTCTTGTTAGCAGACAAGGATCTTTTTGTGCGGTGTAATGCTATATTAGAAAGCAGTTACTTTGATAGACAATTCAGAGATACTGTAGACTTTATTAAAAAGCATGTAGAAGAATACCAAGATGTTCCCATGTTGGAACAAGTAAATGCAGTTGCAAGTGTTGGTGTAACCGATGTAAAAGCAACAATGACAAATGAACACAAAAACTGGTTCATGGATGAATTTGAAAAGTTTTGTAGACATAAAGCATTAGAACAAGCAATACTTAAAAGTGCTGACAAACTTGAGAACAAAGAGTATGGCACAGTTGAAAGTATTATCAAAGAGGCAGTTGAAATTGGATTAGCAAAAGACTTTGGTACAAACTATTGGGAAGATCCAGCAGGAAGAATACAGCATATCAAAGACAGTAGAGGACAAAACAGTACTGGATGGGAAACATTTGACAAGTATCTATATGGCGGATTTAACACTGGAGAGTTGAATATTTTTGCTGGTGGTAGTGGTAGTGGTAAGAGTTTGTTTATGCAGAACTTGGCACTGAACTGGGCATTACAGGGCAAGAATGTGGTGTACATAAGTTTAGAACTTAGTGAAGAATTATCTAGTATGAGATTAGATGCTATGCTTACTGGCATGGGCACAAAAGACGTAATGAAAAATGCCAGTGATGTTGAGTTGCGAGTTAAGATGGCAAGTAAAAAAGCTGGCGGATTACAGATTATACAAATGAAAAATGGTTGTACAGTCAATGATATTAGAGCATATCTTAAAGAGTTTCAAATACAAAAGAATATCAAAGTAGATGCACTACTGGTAGACTACCTGGATCTTATGATGCCAGTGACAGTAAAAGTAAATCCAAATGATCAATTTATCAAAGACAAGTTTGTAAGTGAAGAACTGAGAAACTTGGCAATTGAATTAGGTATACTGTTTGTAACAGCAAGTCAGTTAAACAGAAGTGCAGTTGATGAAATAGAGTTTGATCATAGCCATATTGCAGGAGGTATAAGTAAGATCAATACTGCTGATAATTTGATTGGTATCTTTAGCAGTAGAGCTATGCGTGAAAGAGGCAGAGTGCAGATACAGTTTATGAAAACAAGAAGCAGTAGCGGAGTTGGACAAAAATTGGATCTTAAATTTAATGTAGATAGTTTGCGTATTGAAGACTTAGATGAAGATGAACAAGAAGATACAAGTACTACTAGTATCTACCAAAAACTTAAAACAAAAAGTTCAGTAGCACCAGCAGGTGAAAATATAACTGAAAACAATATGGATGCAGATCCACAAATAGATGCAACAGATAGACTTAAAAGTCTGTTGAGAAAAGCGGATTAGTATGAGATTAATTAGTAAGAATGAACTGGATCTACTTTTAAGTGATCCGGTACGTCCACATGTTCCTAAACTCGATGTAGGAAAACAAGTATATGTTCTAGATGATAAATCAGCAGTTATTTGTGTTTGTTATTGTACTCAAGTTCCGACAACTGAACAAGAACTAGAACAGTATAAAAGTGATACAGGTTCAGTGCTTGTAGCATATACAGTTTGGAGTTATAAACCTGGTGCAGGCAGAGTTATTGTAAACAAATTATTAGAAAAAGTACAACACAGTGAACTAGGAAATATAGATAGACTGGTTACACTAAGTCCATTAACAATGGTAGCAGAAAGATTTCACATAAGAAATGGTGCTAAACTAATTTTTAAAAATGAGGAGTGTCAAAACTTTGAATATGAAATTTGCTGAAGCAAAGGTGCTGTGTACCTTATCCTTTATTATTTGTTATTCGGAACTACAAACACGGTGTATTAAAAATGAGTCATTATTATGAGCCTATGTTTTGCCTGTAATTTGTGTTTGCATGCCATTGATGATTTTGCTCTTATTGTTAATGGGTCCTATGTTCACTATAATCTCCTTGCAACTGCCATAAGTGCTAGTCACCAATGCTCCAGCACAGATATTTACTAAATACTATTGATATGAAGCGTAAAACACGATCAATTTTGGAAGAAATAAATGCAATGTCACCCAAACGTGACAAAAAGCATATTGTTGAATCAAATGGGCAACAAGTGATTGTTACTGCTATCAATTTGATAAATTTGATCAATGAAAGTTTTGATGTGGAAACTGCGGCAGATTTAAACAAACGTTTGATAAATGCTATCAGAACTAAAGATCCACGTAAGTTTCAAAGAGGCATTGGTAGAGTAGATGAAAATAAAAGACATAATAAGCGGGACTAAGAAACGTAAAAAACGTGGTAGTCGTATCGCAAGATTAATCGGAGACAGTTTACACAATCCGTTACGTGAAGGTGGTAAAATATTTCCTGATGCTATTCCTTTTGACCATGACATGATTCCTGAAATTATGAAAAGCATCAATGGTGTATTAAGTAAGACCAATACCAAAGCAATTCCAATTGGAAGTGGTGCAACACCTACTAAAGGAAAACAAAGTGGTGACCTTGATATGATTGTTGATTTAGCAGATCTTCAACAAGCATATAAAATGCCAGACCAAGAAGCCAAAGTTATTAGAAAAAAATTAAGACAACAGTTTGACCTAGCAGGGTATAAAACTGCACAAAGTGGTACTAGTGTACATGTAGAAGTACCAATGGCAGATCATACACACCAAGTTGATATTATGGTTGTTGCCAATGCAGAAACAGCAAGCAAGTTTCATACACACAGTATACCAGATGGTAGTAAGTTTAAAGGTGTAAACAAAATGATCACTATAGCTAAATTAGCTAAAGATGCTGGCATGAAGTGGTCACCTTATAAAGGACTTGTAAACAGAGAAACAGATGAATTAATCAGCAGTAACTTAGATGACATTGCCAAAAGATTAATAGGCCCAAATTCCACAGGAAAAGATTTAGGAAGTGTAGAAGCTATTATTTCTGCATTGGGTAAAGAAAAAGGTGATGCATTGTTAGCTGACTTGCGTAGCGATCCAAATTGGAAAGAGCTTGACTAATGCGAGCATGGCAAATACTCACAGAAGCTACACAAAAAGGCAGAGAATACAATCACCTTGAAGACCTAGTAACATTTGAAGGTAGCAAAGGCGCACTTAAGGCGGCTGAGATACTAACACGACTGGGACAAGATTCTAAAGATGTAAGCATCAAGTGGGACGGTAATCCAACATTATTTTGGGGTCGTGAACCAGATGGTCAATTTGTAATGACTGGTAAAAATGGCTGGGGAAGAAACAAAACAACCAGCAGTGGACAACTACAAGACTTTATTATGAATACAGGCAAAGGTGAAGACTGGAGACAGGACTTTGCTAGTAGCATGGGCAATATATTTGAGATACTAGAAGCAAATACACCGCAAGATATGAAGGGTTATGTGTATGGAGATTTGTTGTATTATCCAAGCAGACCTTTTACACAATCAGATTCGGGCATACAATTTACGCCCAATAATGTTACTTACACCGTTGATCCTAAAAGTAAACTAGGACAACGCATTGCAAGTAGTCAAGTAGGTATTGTTGCACACACATACCATGATGCATTTGGAGATAAAAATGGTACCCCTATTAAAGATACTAATAGAGTAAACAGTAGTGCAGTGGTTGTATTAGGACAAACCTATGTAACACATCAACCCAAAGTTGATACAAGTGACGTTCAAGATATAGTTTCAACGGCAAATGCGAACGCACAAATAATAGACAATTGGTTAGCGCCGGAGCAGGGACTGAGTAGAAAAGATGCAATACTCTATAACTATGTTAACCAAATGACTAAGACAGGTAAGTTAGACCAACTCAGGACAGGATTTTACGATTGGCTAAAAACCAGCAAAGTCAGTGCAGGACAACAAGCAAAACTTATGGCAGGAGACGACAAAGGTCTTAATGCTATACTGGATTTAGTTGTCAAAATACAAACTATAAAAAATAATCTAATAGACCAATTGGACAACGCAGGTGCTGACGTAACAGCAAGTACAGATGGTGAACGAGGTGGCGAAGGTTATGTTGCTACCAGAGATAAGATCAAACTAGTACCGCGACATCGATGGAAACCAAATTAATACACAAAAAAGATTTTAGGGAAGTTTGGGACGATGGCAAGTACATTATCAAAAAAACTAAACCTGATGCATTTGATTTTGAAACTTATAAACGTTTTCAAGAACAAAATCCTTGTCTAGTAAAAGTTCATAGTTTTGAAGATGGCATTATTGTTATGGATAAAGTTCCTGGCTTGTATTGGTCAGATTATGCGACGAGACACGCGGATCGCAATTACCAGCAACCAAAAATAAAAGAACTTTGGTACATATGTATTACACATAGATATGCACTTTGGAAAAGATATTTCGAGTTTATGGAAGCAAAAGAAGTTGATCCTAGACAAAAAGTATTTTTCCATGCAGATGGTGTTCCAGGTAATGTAATAGTAAACAACGGTGAACCAACTTATGTAGACCCAGATGGAACTATGTGGATGCAATGGGATATGTTTTTGCAAAAGTTAAACGAACATCATTTCGTATGGTGGAACGAATACACAAATCTCGCTCACAGAGGAATGGCTAAATAGTATTATGGAACATAAGAAACAGTATACATTAGAACAATGGTCAGCAATACAAGGTGGACATGAAATGCCAGAAACATCCAAGACGCAATATAGTTTTATAGGCGATATATTAGAAAGCAAAATGTTCAGGAGTAAAGCAAAAGTTCAAGGAACAGAAGCAAGAGATATGGCTGATTTTGCTTTGATGAACATGGTAGCATTATACATACTCAGTAATGAGAATGATTTTGCCGTAGCCGCACAAGATTATGCAAAGCGAACTATAATGTACGGTAACTTTAACCAGTTTAGAGCTGGAGGTACTGATCTTAATATAGCATTAACATCTATTAAGAATAGCATGAATGATTCAACAGATAAAGACAAACTGCAAAATAATAAACTAAAGTTCAATGATGTAAAAATTAAAGCATTTCTACAGACTATGAAAGCAGGTAGAAAAATACAAAGTGTTCCTACATTCTTTATGCGTTTAGAAAAAGATTTAGATATACAAAATTCAAATTATCGAAGTATTAGAAGACTGGCTCAGGATTGGCCTAGACTAACAGGTATGCAAAAGCAGTTGGTCATTACAAGAATGATGCAATACTTTAGATCAAAAGCATTAAGAAGTGAACTGTACAGTTATCTAAGAGACCTAAGCAGAAGTCAAGGACTAGAAGCCAAAAATGCACACAATGCCGAAGGTTCGCCTAGAATGAGAGGTGCTGATACTCTTGCTAAATTGGCTATTGCTGGTGGCACTATAGCAGGTGGTTATGCACTTGGTAAAGCAATCGGTAGAATTGGTGCTGGTGGCGATAAGTGGCAACAAAGAAGAGGCAAATATTCTTTTAAAGATGATCCCGGGTACGGTTATAATATGAGAGAAAAATGACAAATTATGTCGCTTATACTCTTGTTGATATAACCAACACTAACGAATCCAAACACAATAGAAACCATATTAAGTTTTACCAACAACAAAATCTCAATACACTTGTACAAACTATTGGCTTGCGTAGTCAACCTTTAAATCCATCTGTTGATGTGATTATGGCACAAGATATAGTAAATTTTGGGTTCGGAAAACAGTATCATGGACTACATACTGTATGGAGATTACAGTTTAGTATAGAGCATGGGCAGGTATTAGAAGATATGAGTGTTTTATTACAAGATTGCAATGGAATACCTGTATATACTGGACTAGAAGAGACAGCAGAACTAAGCAGTAAGTGTTTCGAAACCAATGGTCCAATTAACGTGTGTTTTAAAAAACACACCGATATCCACTAAATATTGTTGTAGAAAGGCATAACTTTAGGCACAACACATAGGCTCCGTCAAAATTCTAACATTTTTATCCGTCAAATTTTGTTCACCGTCAAAATTTTGACCAAGCAAAAAACGAGATAAGTAGTAGTATAAGAAAGACAATAGGCAGATTAAACTGGCAAACATAACTAGACGCTAATATAAAGTTACAGTAGTAACAGGAAAAGCAGAACTATGTCAACCACAGAACTTGAACGAACGAATTTAGAAGCCCATGTTGATCTTTGTGCGGAAAGGTACAAGGGATTGGAAACACGTTTGGAAAATGTTGAAAAAGCAGTCAAGGACCTTCATTCAGAAATGAGAAGGATGCATGACGAAAATATGAAAAATCATCAAAGCACTAACAAAATAATGTTGGGTGCCGCCGCTACAGTATGTGCTGGTATACTATCAACCATTATCGTTCTGATAATGAATTAAATTTCACATAAATAACTGTATGAACTTAAATGAACTCGATAATAGCACCGTGGTCGAAGCACAACTTATATGGGCGAGAAAAGGCAACAAACTTACTCGCAAATATCGTTGTGTTGTGGGTCAACGCAGAGGTAGGATTGTAAGTAAACCTGGACAATGTAGTGCTCCAATCAATTTGAAAGCTCGTTTAACATTGAAAAAAACCAAAGCTAGAATGGGCAAGCGTATGGCTCGTAAAGCACAGCGTACCAAAAGATTTAATCCAGCGAGTAAAGCTCTTAAACGTTTGAATAGACGGAGATAACTGGTAATGGTAAAGGAATATTGATATGAAGATAATGGACATTATTTCAGAAAGAGGATATGGAATGCAACGTGGTATAGCACAAAGCAGAGATTCTCAAGACGATTACACGAATATGAATAAACGTAATATTAATAAACAACTGGATACAAATAGAGAACAGCAAATAAAAGTATCTTCTGCTAATAGAATTGCTCAAAAAAGAGCAAGAAAAATAGCAACAGGAATACCACAAAGAATATTAAATCCACAACAACCACAAGCACCGAGAGGTCAACAATAATGAAAGCAATGATTACAAAAGGTGGATTGTATACGTGGCTCAATGTGAGAGAGAACAAGTTTATCGAAGAAAAATTTGATGAAACAGGTAGCCTTGACAAAGAAGGCTTAACTGAGAGAGAACAATTTATAGCACAAACACTTGTTGGCAGAGGTGTTTTAGAGAGAAAGATTAAAAATAAAAAGACGTCTTATAAACTTAACACCAACAAATATGCGAGGTAATCATGGATCCAGAAACAAAACAAATGCACGACATCTTAACAAAACTAAAAGGTGTGGACAAAACAACTAAAATAGTTGCTGAACGTGCTGAACGAGATATTGATCTCAATGTTGCAATCAATCAAAAAATAACCAAAGACAGTGTAAGTGTGCAAAATTATCGTATTGATATTGTACTACAAAAGTTTGGAGACAAACAAAAACGCTTTTACAACATCTGCGAGGATGAAAGAATTTTACACAAAGATATTGCATTGTTTGAAACAGCTATGGGTATTGTAAAAAATTTAATGCTTAATAAACACAAAAAAGTAGAAGATCTGCTTAAATCTGACCTTGATTATAATAATGCTTTGTATGAAGTTTATATGTATAAAACAAAAGCTAAGAAAGCCATTAATGAAGATATAATGATAGCAAAGATGAGTGCGGCACAAAACCGACTGCATAGTGCTAAACAACAAATACTACAAAAACTATAAATACAATATAAGGAACGGGAATAAAAACATGTATCTAAACGATTTAAATTCAAGTCGACACAATGTAGATAAGTTGAATAAGATACTCGCTAGGACTTTTGAACACGATGTTGATCTGTCAGAAATGAGTACCGATTCACTTAACAGAATGTTGACAACAACAAATGCTAAAATGACAGCGATTAAAGAGAGCGATCTCACGTATTGGGAAAATCCACAATACAACAAACTAGGATTAATTGCACATCAAATCAAAACTTATTTGAGTGAAATTGCACCAACTAGATCAGATGGTAAGAAAATGAAAAAAGAAAGCAGATTAACAGAAGCTGACTTGGATCAAGCTGAAGTATTGCTAGCCGCTCAAGAACTAGTTGACGAACTACAAGGTATGGTTGAAGACGTTGCAGAAATGCAAGTACAAAAACTTATGCCAATTGTAGATGCTATGAAAGAGCAAGTAGGATTTGATGTTGCTGAACAGTATAATTCAGCGGCTGATGGTGCACTTGGTACACTACTTGATGCAATGAAATCGGCAAAAGAGGCTGTAGAGAATGCCACACTTGCCGCCAGAGGTGAGCCAGTACCAGGTGGAGGCGCAGTTTCAACAGACATGGGCATGGACGCAGAAGCACCAATGGATGCTGATGCAAACATGGATATGCCAGCAGATGAATTCGGCGGTGATGAAGCAGAAGCAGGCGAAGATAATCCAGTGGGCAGAGAACTAAAAGGCGAAAGTGCTCTAGCAAATATGGAGAAAGATGCCCTTGCTGAAAAAAAGTTCATAGAGAGTAAGGACAGGCTCTTTAAAATGGTTGAGAGTGGTGCAATGACGAAAGAACATTTTATTAATATTATTAACGAA